TGAAGATCATTATGAATATGTAGAAAGTATCTTTGAAGAAATTACACCTTATGGTTGGGAATGTCATTGTGCAGAGGGGCAACGCATGGAAGAGGAAAACACTTCCGATGTACTCCGTAGACATTACGGAAAAGTTGGTTCTCACGAAAGAGTGTTTGGGTTCTGTTACAACCCAGTTTAAATAAGGAGTTGGTAAATGATTAAGTTATGTTACACGTTGAGAATTATCGGTGCAATTCTAGCAGTAGGTGCGATGGGTAGTCTTGAATTAGATACTATCGATTACTGGACATGGTTTTTACAAACTATGTTAGGAGTTACACTTTGGTTTTTAACTGGATATTGGCTAGAAGAAGTTCAATATTATAAAAAAAGAAAAGTCCGCTGTGAAAAGTTTTAGAAGAAGTTTCAGCGGACTTTGTGTAGAAGTATTGGAAAATACTCTACTTGTATTTTAACACAAGGAGAAATAAATGGAAACAGTTGATGTGATTGTACAACCAGCTATCGAGCCACAAGTGATTGATAGCAATTTAACTTTAACTTGGAATAACGCAGAACTTGCGAAGTACCTTGAAGAAAAACTAGAAAAATACAATGGGTTAGTTGTTACGGAAGATAACCTAAAAGAAATGAAATCTGTATTGAAAGAAATTGTTTCTATCCGTACTAAGTTAACACGTTTTGGTGCTGATAAAAAACGTGAGTTAAAAATTCCGTACAATACGTTTACTGCAGAGTTAGAACAAGTGCTTGCAGTTGTGAGCCGAGTTGAAAACCCTATCGCAAATCAAATTGGCGAATTTGAGCAACAAGAAATGTTGAAACGTAAAGAAACAGTATTAAAGATGGTTGAAGATAAAGCACAATCATTAGGCATTAGGGAAGAGTATAAAAACAGAGTTATGCCAAACCCTAAATGGTGGGAAAACAAAACTGCTAAGATGTCCGATGTAGCGTTATCTGTTGAAGAAATGTTGAAAGGTGTATTAGAACAACAACAAAATGACGATGATCTAAAACGTATGCAAGCCGAAAAAGTCGAAATGATTAAGATGAAAATTGACTTATTCAATCAAAACTACGCATTAGATACACCAATTCAGTACGAAGAAATTCAACATTGTGTAAATAATGTTCCGTTTAGTGAACTTGATAGTGTTATTGCTGCAGAGTTTGAAAAGCGTTTAGAGATTGAACTTAAAGCAAAAGCGCCACAAGAACCAGTAGAGGTTATTGTGGAACAAAAAGAAACATTAGAACCTGCACAAGTTTTTGAGGAAGTGGCAACGGTAACATACGTTGTTAAAAATATTAGCGCAAGACAACGAAAAGCAATTAATGATTTGTTGATTAAGTTAGGTGTGGAGTGGAGTGAGATTTGATGAATAAAAGTGAAACAATAACAGAGATAGCAAAGGCACTAGCTAAATTTCAATCGGAAGTATCTGACCCAGAACGCACAAAAGAAAATGCCTTTTTAAAAGCGAAGTATGTAACACTTGATAGTTTACTACAAACAGTAAGACCAGTACTTTCAGATAATGGCTTATCATTCTTACAAGTACCATCAACATCAAAAGAGGAAGTAACTGTTGTTACTGTTTTACTGCACACTAGCGGTGAGTGGTTTGAAAGCGACCCATTCACATTACCTTTAATGAAAAAAGACCCTCAAGGTGTAGGTAGCGTTGTTACATATGCACGCAGATATTCCTTATCCTCTATTCTTGGTGTGGCTTGGGATGAAGATGATGATGCACAAAGTAACAATGAAACAGAATTAACAAAACAAGTACTACATGAAGTAACAGAACTTGTAAAAGTAAAAGGTATCCAAAATGAAACAGTAGCATCTTACATAAAAACAACTTTTAATAAATCATCTTCAAAACTCTTAGACCTAACGGAACTAAAACAAGTTAAATCTTGGTTGATGTCATTATGAAGTGGACAACAAGTAATATTGAAACACTCCGTAGTCCACTAGGGGTGATGGTAGTAATACCAGCACCACATGACAATGATCTATCAAAGATTACTACTGACAAAGAATATACAGTAGAAATCAAACGTAAAACTAAATCAAGAAGTCTAAATGCCAACGCTTATTGCTGGCTTATAGCACAGAAGATTGCAGTTGAATTAAGCAAGAACAGTTATACAACAAAAGAGGATGTGTACAAAAAGGCTATCAAAGACTGTGGACACTTTACATATGTTCCAGTCCGAGAGGATGCGGTAGAACGCTATATCCAAATATGGCAATCACACGGCATCGGATGGTTAGCCGAAGATGCTGGCGAATGTAAAAGCATCAAAGGTTATCACAACATCATGTGCTACCACGGATCATCAGTATACACAGTTGCAGAGATGCAAAGGCTTATTGATTGCTTGGTTGATGAGTGTAACCAACTCGGAATAAAACTTGATGATAGCGATTACATTCAATCGTTGGTTAAGGAGTGGGGGAATGAACAAGCGAAAAAGGAATGATGATAAACTCTATAAAATCACAAGACCACAAGCTATCGAACGAGATAGTATAGATGGCTATCCGTGTTGTGTAATATGTGGA